GTCATGGTACGGACTAAGTGGTCTTCTAAACCTGCTCCTTCTAGGTTATCTTCCAACGCTTCTGTTGATACTTCCCAATCAAGACGAATCTTCTTTGTTGAAAGTTCAACCTTTGTGAAAGTTACGCCAGCGTTTGTGTAAGTTGCATCTGCTTGTGCAGCGGCACGGATTACACGTTCGCCTACGTTTAGTTTTTCAAGTTCTGAAGCGTTTGTACGCATTGTTACTCTGCGGCCATCTCTTGCAAGAACTTGTTGTTCGAATATGTATTCGATGAATTGGCGTGATTGCTCAGGAGCAAGAATACCACCGTCATTAGCGGCACTTCCTGCGACACCAAGGTCTCCAGCGGCTGGGGTTGTTACACCACCAATTCCACCAGAAACGATAGATCCTGTTGCTGCAGCCTTTTCTAAAATTTCATCTGCCATAATATTTTCACCTCCCAGTGAATTAACGATATAGGTCAGCGGAATTGAGGAAACGCCCGCCCCACATCGATCCTTTTCTTATTTGTGTTTCCTGAACGACCCCGCCGAGGTCGCCAGACTTACGGATAGCGGTATCGTCTTCTAGTGAGTCGACACGCTTTCCAAACTCATCAACATTGTTTTTTACTCCTGCAATTTCCTCTTTTGCGGAAACAATGCTTTTTTGTAGTTCCGTCATTTTTTCATTAAGTGACTTAACTGTTGCCACCAAATCTCCAAGTGCTGAAGCAACTGTATTTTGAACCTCGTCAATAGATTCTTGTACTGTATCTACAGCCTTTGCCAATTCTGCGTCTTCGCTATCTTCGGCGGGAGTGGCGGCATCTTCTGCTAATGCATCTGTTGCTGCTTCTGCTGGTGCATCTGCTGCTTCTGCTGGTGCATCTGCGGCTGGTGCTACTGCTTCTGCTGGTGCTTCTTCTGCACTATCAGATTTTTCAATGTTTTCTTCGGTAGCAACTTCTTCAGCGGCTGGTGCTTCTGCTGCAACTTCTGCTGCGGCTGGTGCATCTGCTGCTGGTGTTTCAACAACTTCTTCAGTTGCTGGTGCTACTTCTACATTTTCTTCTGCCATATTATTCCCCTCCTTATCAGGATTTTCAGCCTTGGTTATTTTTTCACCAAGTCCAATTTTCTGTGATTTCAGTAAACCTTTTACCACAGAATTCTTTTCAGTATCATTTGATTCTACAAAGCCTATATTTATCATGTGTTTTTCACATGATGGGCATGAAGAATCTTCTTCTTGAGAAAGTCTTACTAGGGAATCTGATTCGCACCAGTAAACATTTTCAAGATCTACTTTACTAATAATACCATCTATTTTGTTACTACCGTCTGCTACTTTTTCAATTGACACAATATTGGCAAATTGATTAGCAGGATTATCTACTAATGAGAGTTCGTGTAGGTCATATTCTTTAATAACCCTAATTGCTTTATCCATCTTGGAGTCATACATTTCTTCAGAATCTTTGATGCTACCACCAATAGAAAAGCCAGAAAGAGTACCATCAAGAACTTTTTCCCAAGTATCTTGGGCACCTTTTGATATATATGCATTTACGAATACTCCATTATAAAATTTGTCTTCTTCTTTATTATAAAATTTATCTGATTTGAATGACACTACCCTGCCGACTGCGATAGGCATGTGCATTTCACGTAGGTTACCACGGAATCTTTCAAACGCTTTGATACTGACATCGGTTGGAACGATGTCTGCTTGCTTGTCAATGTTGTCAAGGGTTGCAAAACCAGAAACTGTGCGTTTCTCTTTATCGACTTTAGCGATTGGCATGGACAACTTAATGCTGTTGTCTTCTGAGTGCCAAAATGCTTTATGCAAATTAGTCATACTACCTCTATTATAATTAGTCTTTATAGGGCTTTACAATATTATAACAAATTATTGTTGAGATCTTCCTTCACCCTGAGCATTTCGTCCAGTAGTGGTTGAAGGAGAATCTGAAGCGTTATCTGTTCTTTGCTGATCCCTATTTCTGTTTCCAGTTGATTGAGCGACTTGTTCTGCTCTGGCTTGTGCACCTAGAACAATGGGGTCTGAGCCGCCAGGTCTAACTGGGTATCCTAGTCTTTCACGAACTTCATTTGGAACAACTACCTGCATACGCAAGTATCTCTCGTCAATTTGACTTTGAGTTTGTTCGTCCGTCAATGTTAGTTCATTGAATTTAAGGGCAAGCATATCTGTTTTTTCCTTAACAATCTTGTTAATAGTTTTTTCCAGATTTCTTTGTGCTGGTCTTGCTACTTGTTCCTTAAATGTTCTATCTGCTACCAATGCTGATGCGATAGAAACTCCTGCTCCGCCACCAACCTTTGAATAAGGCACTTGGTGTGCCATTAGAATATCGTCACGGTTTGACTTACGATATTTCTCAAACGATCCATCTTGGATACCGTTTTCAATTGGTTCTAGTTTAAAGTCTACCTTGTTATCTGGGCCATCTCCAGGAAGTGGAATATAAAGTGTTCTATGATTTTGACCACGAAGTCCAGCCTGCATAAATCTAAAGAACTTATCCTCTGCTTCTGGGCTAAGTTTTGCACCCTTTACTAAAGCAATATATCTAGGAACTGCTTTGTTTTCAAAGTAGTCAACATTGTATTTTGCTGCTAGTTCATTACCAACCATAGAGGTTGCTGCTGATACTGTGTCTGGAACCCCATAGTATGAGTTCTTTGGAGAATATTTTTTGATATGAATTAATTCATTTGGTCTATTATCACTTGTTACAGGATTGATATTTCTTTGTTCTTGAAAGTTTCTAAAATATACAACCTTTTGATTTACTATTTGAATATACCCGTCACGCATACGGCGTACACGAATTGTAGTTGCTGGTATATGACCAATATAACCAATATCTCCATTTACCTTTCTACCAATTTCAACATATCCATTACCTACTGTTTCAACATCTGTATATACTTTTTCTAGAACATGTGTAAATGTGTCTTCATCATTTAGGCTTTCTAGCCATTCTGTCATTTGTGCTTTAGTTCTTTGAATCTTTCTTTGTGCCCTCATTAATTGATCTTCTGATTCTGACTCTTCTAATTTTGCCACTGTTGAATCAGTCATTTCAAAACTATATCCTAGGCCAACTGTATTGGCAACCTTTGCATTGATAGCCGCATGGTTTGCATATGAGTTTTCATAAAAGTATGCTAGTTCGTCTAGATTGTATGGTGGAAGAACTACGTCAAAAAGACCGTAGGCTGTAACCATGTCCATTTCTGGAAATAGTTGTTTTGATTTAGTATCATCTATTCCTTGAAATGCTTTATTAACTGTTCTTGAAATTTTACGTCTAAAATTTTGATGTAAGCCATCATATGACTTTACTAGTTCTCCATCTGTTGTAAATGGATCTACCTTGGCTTTTTTCTCAACCTTGTCTAAATTATCTATTCTTGCTATTGCTTCGTTATCTTCCATGTTTTCTAAAACCTTCTTCTGCTGCCATCCAGGCACCAATATCAGTTTGGCTTGGGATTAAGCCATCTTTCATTCTTTGAGTTTGTTCTGCGTATTCTTCATCTGTGACTCTAGTCACACCAGCCATAAACTCTACCTTGCCTTCAGGTGCTCCGTAGTATTCTGCTGCTTTTCTTATCTTTGCCATCTTTTCAAGATCGTATGCTCTTCCAGGGATATTCATTATATTACCCTGACCATCTCCAAAAGGCTTGCCATCAAGGTCACATTTCCATACATATATGCCCCAGTCGGACTTTTTTTCTACGATACTTATTCTTGGCTTACCATTATTTTTTAGTTTCTTTGGATTCATGTACTCAAGTATACCATATTAAACTGCAGTGACATCTTTTTTGACCCATGTTACGTTAGTTAAAGCATCAAACCCGTCAGAATTTGTAACAGCGGTTGCAGAATCATCAAATACTTGCTCAGAAAGACCTAAATAAGTTTTAAAAGTGCTATCTCCTGTTTGAGAAACTATGTCTGTAATAGCAATTTCACCCCATTGTTGCCAAGTTAATGGTGTGGCTAGTTGTGTTGGATAGTCCCAATTGTCATCATCTATGTTTGTCCACTGTAATCCAGTAGTTAGTTTTGAAAAGAAGTTAACAAATTCTTGTTGGAAAAATGCTACGTTATTAGCCAAGAATCCTTCGTATATCTCAAACCTTCCACTCTTGCCATTAAGGGTAATGTCCGTGCTATCTGTAAAGGATATTAATATAGATGTCCATTCTAATGGAACTATCTTCATTTCATCTATAATTCTTCCATTAACAAAGAATTTGGCTCCTGTATATAGAACATTATTTTTATAGACTTTTAGGCTACCCCTTTTTCCATTTAATTCTGGAACTAGGTATATGTCATAGTAATCATTGATTCCAGCGTTTGCCTCTGTCGCTATAATAGTTCCCATTTTTTGAGTAGATGATATTGTTTCATCTTTGTTATAAAACATCCAGAACTGTAGACCTGTTAATTTATAAGAAGAAGCCTCATGATCATTTATTGGAAATGACAGACCTCTTAGGTTTGCAGACTGGTATGGCAAGACTGCTATTCCAGAATCTCCAGTTAAGTATAGGTATGGTGTTGAATCTCTATAAATTGTAAATGGATTCTTTTCTTTATAATCATAGTTTAATCCAGATCTAGTAAATGGGATTATAGAGTGTCCACTTCTAGTTCCTATTCTATATTCAGAAGTTTCATCAAATGCTAATGAGGTTAAAGACATTCTTTTAATATTAACTGGCTTACTCTTTATACCCCTCACTCTCATTTCTAAGTGAATGGTTATATAGTAGTTTTCAAAATCTATAAGTTCTTTAGGTGGATATATGATTGTTCCATCTACTACTTCAAATTTTTTAGTAAGGGTTGAAAATTCTGGGACTAAGTCAAGCACTCTTGATGCACCTATATTTTCAGTGTTAGTATAACTTGAATAAGTCTTCTTACCTACCAATTTAAAATCTTGTAGTGTTATGTATGATTTCATGCTAAAGGCATCTGCAACTGATGCTGAGTTTGTCATTGTTATCGGACCTGGAACGTCTATATTAAATTGAATTAAATCTAAGTCATAATATGGAGATGAGTTTGTATCCTGAACATAGGTTCCAAAATATGAGAGGGGTAGTGAGTCTTCCCAATATCCAGCAGACCCTATATCAAAAAATACCTCTCCATAAGAACTTATTGGAATAAATGTGTAGTTTCCAACATAGGTAAATGGGTACATTCCTTCATCGTTTGCCTCTGCTTCAGTAAAGAACATTGTTCCATTATCATTTATTAGTCCTGAAGTATCTTTTATAGTAAACATCTTATTATTAAATGTTAATGATCTTATCTTTCCTGTAAATACTTTATTTTCATACCCGCCTAAATTAAGAGATACGTTCTGAGGGTTATTAAAGAAGTTTCCTATGATAGCAAAATTGCTTCTAATTAGTTCCTCTAACTCAATACCAACAAATAGATCTTGAGATGCTGATGCTGAATAATTTGCTATTTGATATGTAGATGCTGATGTTTGAAATTCATAACTAAGACCACTTTGACTTAGACATATCTTAAATTTATCGGAAGTAAATGAGTTTGTAAAAGTCATTATAGGTTCTCTATTTGAGTAAGTAGGCAAAGACTGTGGTGCTTCAAATACTCCAAATATAGATGCCACTGGGCTATTTATTGTATTTATAGAGTTAAAGTATATTGATCCAAGCACGTTGTCATACGAGGCATTTGGCCTCATCTTTATAAATGTTGGCTCTCCATTTTGAATATCATAATTGTCTATTAAAAAGTTATTAGATATGTTGTCATCTATTATTACAGATGCTGAAGTATAAGAAAATTTAATCTCTGGAAGTTCGTAATCAACAAAAGAAAGGGATCTTGAATTACCATTTAAATTTGAGAAGAATCCAGAAGACCATCTATTCATATCTGGATAAGTCATTGAGGATGTATATTTTGCAAATGGAAAATCAACAAAGAAAGACTCTCCTTTAAAGTCACTTACTATTTCTTCTGGGTTATCCACAGCCTGTGCATAAACAAATCTTCTTCTTGCTATCTGCTCTGGAACTATGTATGGATAAATTGCAACAGCATCTAATTCAAATGGATAAACTGTACTATGAGAATAGAATCCTAACCAATCATGACTTGAACTAGCAAACGTTATGTTGTTTACATCTATATCCATGTCTATAACTAGGTCTCCATTTAATAAGACACTAACATTAGAACTTGTATATCTAATATCTATTAGCATAGGTCTATACCATTTTCCAACAAAGTATGATTTTGTATAAGACCCTACCTTTAAGGTTAAAAATTCTTGCTCAACATATAGCCCATCTGAATTGCTTACTGGTCCAAATACTCTTATTGGACTTTGAGAATCTGTGTATAGTCTTATCCAGAATTCTGCACTTAAATTTTTATATTTTCCACTATCGTTTAAAAATGTTTTTCCAGGTATTGCTATTGAAGGAACTCCTGAGTCAATTGGACTATTAACTCTAGTTATATTCCCAGATCCAAATACCATTGGAAGGCTTGTATTATTAGCAAGCATCTTATTTCTATTTATAAAGTAATACCCCGTGTCTTCATCGTTAAATCCATATGGTTGTATCTCTGATACTTTATATGCACTAGCGTTTACTGCTATTGCACTAGATAGACTATTCTCAGACAAAGATATTGGCTTAGTTCCAGATGTGTCTCTGTTATATACCTCTGACCATTGAGCAAATGACAATCCATTAAAATAAACATTAAAGTTAGATCCAGTAGATTCAAAGTTTAAGTATCCTACTCTAACTATAGGCTTAAATGTTGAAGATGTTGGAATGTCTACGGAATAAGAAGCATGAGTCCAAGTTGATGGACTTTCGTTTTCAAATCTTTTATAGGTAACACTGCCTGAAACATCTATTCCAAGGTCTACATAATCTACAGTTGTTCCAGAGAAAAACCATGTACTTAAAGAAATAGATCTTTTATCTGTATCTATATTTGACTCTGTAAAGTATGTTGGGAACGTTGAGGTTGTAACAGATACGCTGGCAGATTTTGTAATGTAAGATAGCCCATCTTCTAATATAGGTCTGTTTGGATATGTAGAAGAAACTACTGAAGCAGACGTTCCGCCTGAAGTCGTCCATGTAGACAGGCTTTGAGTAGAAGCACTGAGTAAGTTTGTAAAAGCAAAGTCTTCATCTAGGGTCCACAAGGCTATTGGATGCTCTGCAAATATTTTTGAAGCATATAGATTAGAAACGGTATATGACATTTTTACCTCTAATCTATTTTAGCATGCGGCTACTTGGTAATATCTACTATCTCGCATACCCCTGCAACACAAGATAATTCTTGGCTTCCAGTTGTACCATCTTCTTTTTCATACATTGAAAGCATTTCCCATTGAATATTTGAAGGAGATTTCTTTACCCATTCTTCATACTCATCTTTAGAAATTTCTTGATATGGGGCTTGCTTATAAGTATGTTCACTCGCTGGTAAGAAAGATACACCACCAATTGAATCAAAGTTATCAAAGACCCATGCACCTACTCTTAGCCATTCATTTTCGTGGACATTGATTGTAACGCTAGGGTTATGTTCTGTCCAATAAGTTCTATAAATCTTCCACATTTCCAAATGATCTATGGCTGTTAAATCTTTTGTTATTATTGCATTCTTTGGAGCCTTTTGAGGAAAATAAAATACTGTTGTTTCATCAGGCTTCATTACATCTGCTTCGTTTGGAACTCCTGAATCTTTTAAGAATTGTGTTAGTGGATCATTGTTTGAGCCTCGAACACTTCTAATATAATATTCTGAATACCACGGATGAATTCCGCTAGACACCCCGACCAGTTGACTTACAGTGCCAGAAGGCTTAACACAAGTAATTGATACAGAAGGGTTGATATTTAATTTCTTTGCTTCATGATCATTAACCCTAACTGATTCTAATCTCATATCAGTCAACAACTGCTCTAATGCTTTTCCTGCTGTTGAAGTAATCTTGTTACCATATATTCCAGTTAGAGATACTCCCAATAATCTTTCTTCTTCACAATTGTCTTTCCAAGTTTTACGAAGATATTTAAAATTAGTTAATGTTGATTGCCATGTTCCTAGTATCGTTGCAAGTTTAACCTTTTCCATTAAATCTTCTCTTGTATCTTCTGCAGAAATAACTACTTCTGTTAGATTACAAAATTCATTTGGACGTAAAATAATTTCTCCACAAGGATTTGTTCCAGAAACTAAAGAGGCGTCTCTTCTTCCAAATGACTCTACGTGCTTACGTACTGAGTCAATATTGTAAATTCCTCTTTCTCCAGACTTTGATTCGTATAGGTTTCTCCATTCACGCAAAAATTGTGCAGTGTTTGGTTTAGTATTGTAAACTGCTGAATTGTTTGCTAAAGATCTTTGTGCTTGAGTTTCCCACCAAGATCCGCTTTTTGCTTTTGCCATTTCAAAATCATCAAGATTAGAAAGACTGATTAAAGCACTACGGCGTACTCCACCAACTACAACTACTTCTCCAACCTTACACATTAAGTCGTGTGCTTCAATTGGCTTTAGTCTGCGACCTGCAGCGTTTCTAAAAGTATCTGTGGTAAATGTAAATAATGCACTAAGTGGTCCTGGACCAGAAGCACGGCCACCAAAAGTTTTTAGTCTTGCTCCTGCTGGACGAACTTTTGACATGTCCCATTGTGGAATTTGACCTTGTGATAATAGTGCAATTAATTCTTTGAATGCTTTTGCCCATCCAAGTTTAGAATCTTCTACAACAATAGTTGTTGCTGTTTGATTAAATGATTCTGCAATTATTGGAAGTTCATCTACATATTTTGACTCTACTGAAAATCCTACACCAGTTCCGTTCATCAATACATACATTGCTTCATCAAATGCACGTAGACTGTCTACTGCAATAAAGGAACAGTTGTATGCTGCAATATGGTCACGCTCTAAGGCTGGTCCTGCGGTCATCAATGCTCTCATTGAAGGCATAATTCTATGATTTAAAATTGCTTCTTTGACTTCGTCAAAAATTTTAGCATTTGGGCTATAGCCATAGTTTAGTACTAGATGGTCTTTCATAAAGTTGATATATCGATCAACTGTTTCTACCCAAGTTTCTCTTCTATTTTTTTCTTCTATCCACCTTGCATATCTTGAGATATGTATAAAGTTTTTATATGGATCTGTTATGGATCCGTTTTCGTTAATAAATGACATAATTCTTCCAACTCCTGATTTTTTGATTTATGAGATAATAGTATTCTACACTAGTTTATGAGAGAGGTCAATATATGTTATCTGTCCAGGAAGTAACCTTTTATAACGATTTAGTTGAAAAGAATATTGCAGGCAAGATTAACTGCCCTTTTGATACTGATGATGTTGTTGTTACTAAAGTTAACGATAAGAGCGAGGTATATTTTAAATGCCTTGGCTGTGATACCATATTTTATCCAGGGTTAAAGATAGAAAAAATTATTAAAGATACTATTGACAAACATAAATCCAATAGATAAAATTGAATGGGTGTTAGGGTGGGAATAGATTAAATATAATAATAATTAAATATTAAA